TTCTACTTGCAGCCGTGCGACACTCACAGTTTCGGGATCGGTTCCGTCTGCTATCGCCAGGGCCTCTTCAGCGAGGTCAGCCGCGACGATCTTCAGGTTTTCTTTCCATCGCTTCCAGCGTCCCTCGGTTTTATCGGCATGAAGCCAATCGTAGAACATACGCTTCGACATCTTGCCGATACCGGGCTCGAGGCCACGCAACATCTTCTTGACATGGCGATGCTGCACATAGCTGGCGAATATCTTTTCCTCGCCATATGCGTCGAGCCGTTTAGCGGTTTTTTGGGTAATGCTTTTTCCTGCCATAACGCTTTTTCTCCTTTTCCCATGACGGCCATGAATCAATGATAATCTGAAGTCTTCTTTGGAGCCTCTCTTCCGACACCAACTCTCCTCCGTCGTACCGGAGTGGATCGTCGGGGGGCAGTCCCCCACCCCTTAGTTCGCGGATGGCGTCTTCGATGTCCCGACGCCATTCTGCTGCATCTGAGGTGCAGTCCTCTAACGGGAGTAGCTCCAACGCAGACAGGAGCCTTATGGCATTGGCTGTGTTCCTAGCCATTTTGGCGTATCGCGTCTAGTAGTGTGCCAATCGGGTGAAGCGCGGACTGAGGCACCATCCAATTGGGATACTCAATCGTGTCATCCCACCACTCCTCCCGCCTCGCCTCGTCGGGGCCAATCCATCCCCGAACAAAAAATACCGGCGCGGTGCCCGTGACGAGGACGAACCACCGATCTTCTGGGTCAGTCCGTTTGACCGGGAGCCGGTAGTTGTGCCCAGGCGTAGTCCTCACCTCAATGCAGTGGAGCAGGTCTGCCCCTTTCATTATCCCCATCCCAGGGGGCCAGTACACGCCAAGACACTTCCCCGCCGCGCACTCGCCACAAGCTCCCTCAATGTGAGCATCCCACCCGCTTTTGCTGAAGCCACCCGCCCGTCCCCGGCCATCCGCTCGGTTCGCGGCCTCCCGCGCTACCCCAGAGAAAGCGGCGAACGCCATCTCTGACGCCGACAGGGTGATTTCCTCGCCCCTTGTATCACTCATTCTCCATCCAGGGAACAAATCCTTCCAAATATTTCTCCGGCATGGACGCGACCTTCTTCAATACCTCCCCACCGATCCTCATCCGAAGGCGCTCACCCTCCTCTTCCTGGTCTGCTGGACTAAAAGGGAGAGTGCCGGGTAGATACAAACTGACCTCGCCAACGAATCCATTTCGTCCCCGAAAGCCGATATCATACAACGCCTGTGCAAGCCCATGCTCCGCGAGCCACAGCGCGAACCCAGCCTTCTGTTCTGGCGTCTGTTGCTTCCATGCGTATCGCGCATCCGACACATGACGTTTGTTCATGTGGGCCACATCTCCTCCTTTCTGGTCATGGTTCTAGCTCCCCATGTTCCCAAATCCAGTAGTCTACGAAAGACTTGATCTTTTCAAGGGCCGACTGTCTGCTCGTCATGCCGTAAAACAGCCCAGTGTAGCTGAAGACCGCTGCCATGAGACAGGACTGACAGGGGTCATCGGGGAAACCACAGCCGCCTTCCCTATGAGGGCCGAAGTAATTATCCCAACTGTCTTCGGAATCGAAGCTTCCAGTGGGGCGGTGATGGGTATAGACAACCCACAGCCTGTCACGCCTGTGCCAACACTCGACTATATAGTCATCTTGGTCTTCACTGTTTTCGGACCCCGGCACAGAGTACCGCATTTCGTGTTCTGCTGCCTTTACTATCTCTTCTATGGAACCATCCGTCTTTAATCCAAGGTCCGAATCGACCTCCAGATCATCTCCCCGTATGCCGTTACTCACGTTATAGCTTATGGGTGTTTCGCCGGGACTGAGGCTAACGACATATGCGATTGGCCTTGGCTCAACCGCCGGATGCACGATTGCTGGTGGGATCTCAACGACCGCAGTTCGTTTTCCGCTCATGTCGGCCACGACTCCTCTTCGTGCGGGTCTGCTTCACGTTGGCGCAGTGTCTTGTAGTCCCACTCAACGGGGATCTCGAGGCAGGGGCCGTGTCGATTCTTCGTGACGCAGACCCACGTTTTCGCTGTGTTGCCGTCCCGTTGGTAGCGCGAGTGGTCGAGTAGGCAGATGATGTCGGCATGGCTCTCAATGGAATGCCCACCAAACAGGCCAGTGCTGCGCGGCGTCTCCATCACCGAACTCGTCGCACGATTGAATTGCGAACAAATGACGATGGCGCTCTTAGATTCCACCGCCCAGGCGCGTAGCTCTGAGATCACGCGCTGGATGCCACGGTGCAGGACTTCGTCATCCCCTAGCACCACGCACTGGAGGTGATCCAACACGAAGTATCGGCACCCCTCGTCATGGCACTTCTGCACATACCGCATGATCTGCTCCCACCCAGTTACCAGCCTGTCCGGCACCCAGACGGGCGGTAGTTCGGCAAACCTGGGGTGGGTGTCTGCCCACGCGAGTTCGCTGAACCCGCCTTTCTCTAAGAGCTTGAGAGCCGTCCCACTGTGTAGCGAGTACAGCCGTGTAGCCAACTGTGGTCCAGACATCTCTAGGCTGATGAAAGACACGGGTTCTGGTGGAGATGCGTTGAGTGCTGCGCTCGCTAGGTTCAGCGAGAACGCTGACTTCCCAAATCCAGGCGATCCACCTATGACCATGAGCCACCCAGAGGTTTTCGCGATTCCTTTGCCGCCCCCATCATCGCGCATGACCCGGTTGAGGGTGGGCAGATGTGTGGGGATCGCAGACACCGGCCTTAGCTGTGCCTCCTCCCACTCACCGAAGAACTCTTCTGAGAATATGTTTTTCATCGCGTGTACGCCCACCCAGGTAGCGACAACTCTTGGATCTCTTCACATGGGAAGCCGGGCCATGCGTCCGGCCCTCCTGCGGCCTCTTCGGCCTCGCACAGTGCCCACTGGCCTAGCAGGAACTCGCGATCCTCGCGGCCCAGCTTGAGTGCGTCATCGTCCAACTCATAGACGGCTACACAGTGCGGGGCATCGCGCTCGACCACGATGAAGATGAACCGGGTGCGTTCAGTGGCTGACAGGTAGTGCTGGGCTTGAAGGTGATAAGAGAAGTTGAAGCAACTGCGACGGAATTCTTCCGGGCTCCCATTCGCAGTCGTTTTGATGTCCACAACGCAGTCGCCCCACCTAGAATCCTCTCGCGGCAGAGCGTCGATGCGAGCCTTGCATTTGACATGAAGCTGCTTGAAGCCCTTGATCGTGCCGGTGCCCTCTGTCCAGTAGTGGCTCGTTTCCGTATCGGCACCGTCCAGTAGGTCAAGCGGTAGTGCGTTGCTAAGAACGCTGTCACGCATCGCCAGAATGTTGTCATAGACATCTGGCTTGAGGACTTGGCCGACACCGAACTGGGTGATGAGTTCGGCCTTGGCCTCCTTGACGGCCTTCGACCTCCCGTCGCCTTCGGGGATGCGCCCCCATTCCTTCACGAACAGATCAGGCTCGAGGATGGCAGAGTGCGTGGCCGATCCAATGATCATCGCCTGAGTCGGTTCCTGCGGGTTATCCATCGCGTACTTCATGTGGGCCGCGCTGCGCTTGAGTTCCTTCAGCCGTGAGGCCGATGCGCCTGGTGCAGCATGGTAGTCTGCCGCGCTCTGGTCGTGCATTACGGTGGTGGTCATGTGTCTACGCTCCAATCCCGACTCACGGTCGGGGTTCGGTTGGGTGCCTTGGCTTTTGCCAAAGCACGGTGGGTCCAACTTTCCCTGCGCTCCTCACTACGGAAGAGGGATTCCGGCAGGTGATATCCCTTTCCTTTCTGCATATGGTGGTCGCTACCCTTCACCGCCAGCAAGACTTTGCGGAACAGGACCAGCGGGTCTGCCCCGTTACTGGATAGCTGTTCAGTGTAGAGTGCCATTAGCACAGACGCTCTCTTGCTGGTGAACCTGGGGTGCGGCGGCTTCGGGCTGAGTTCCTCCAAGTAGACAGACCACAACTCACCTGCTCGCTGTTTGGTCGCCGGGTCTTCTACTGCCTTCTTTGTTTTTACTGTTCTTACTTGTTTACTTTTGTTCTGCATCTGTTCTGCATCTGTTCTAAGCTCCCTCCTCCTGTAGCTAGAAAAGTCTTGGTACGACTCATAGTTCACTATCCTTAGATGTGTTCCAAGTGCTGAGTTGGACAGGACTTCGATCCGGCCATCAGCCTCAAGTTGCTTGAGCATCCCAGACACCCTACTCGTAGACCAAGTGATGAGCTTGTTATTGCCCGTGAACGCGCAGT